TGTAGGCCGCCCTGGCAAGTTCGGACAGATTAAGATCCCGCAACTTCGCAAGATTCTCGCCCTCGGCGCGACCGATGAACAAATCGCCGACTTCTTTGGTCTAAAGTATTCAACCTTCAAGAGTTATAAAACCCAACATCCAGATTTCCTAGCCGCCCTAAAGAAATGGAAAGAAGAAGCGGACAAAAGAGTTGAAGATTCTTTATTTCATAGGGCGTTAGGTTATTCCCACCCAAGTGAGGAGATTCATATTATTAAAAACAAAGTCGTGCGTGTTGCAATAGTAAAACATTATCCACCAGATACAACCGCTCAAATCTTTTGGTTAAAAAACCGGCAATCGCAAGATTGGCGTGACCAAAGGAATGAAGAAAAGCCTCAAGATCCAAAACTCAACGACGAATTAGAATTTGTCGGCGTACCAACTAAACAGGAAAACGATAGATTTAAGCGATTCCTGAATTGATACGACTCCGCACATATGTTCCACACGAAGGCCAGATCGCGTTTCATTACGCCGTTCAGAATCTGTATCGATTTGTTTTAATGCTCGCGGGAATCCGCGGTGGGAAAACGTATGCCGGGGCTCGGGAGGCGTTTCGGCAATGCTGGAACAGCAAAGTCGACATCAAAATCCCTTACGGCATTATCGCTCCTACGTACCACATGCTCGACCGTACCACGTGGCGGGAATTTATATCCGCCGCCCGTCCCCTCATATCCAAAAACCACGATTCGAAAAAAATAATCACGCTGAAAAATGGGCGGGAAGTGTTTGGGTTTTCCGCTGATAATTACGATCGTATCCGCAATGTCACCCTGATGGGTTTCTGGGTTGACGAGGCCAGAGAGTGCAAGAACTTCGCCGGGCTTTGGGATGTCCTCATGGGCCGCGTCCTTTCGACTGGCGGCAAGGGGATTGTCACCTCAAGTCCAAATTCATTCGACGATATGTACGACATTTTTATCCAGGAAAAGAAAAAAGATTACGGCGTCGTGCGTTTTTCGACCTACGAAAATTCAACGATTCCAAAAGCGGCTATTGATTCACTCGCTGAAAAATACGACGCGAAGTTCGCTCAGCAAGAACTGATGGGGGAACTGGTTGTTTTTGAAGGAGCGGTCTACTACACATTTAATCGTCAGCATAACGCCGGCGACTTGGCGTTTGAAGTCGCCCGATACGATCCGGGTAAGAAGATTATCCTCTGCTGTGATTTCAACGTTGACCCCATGGCCTGGGTTTTGGCGCAGGTCCATGAAAGTTTTGGGATGAAAGAGATACGGGTTTTTGATGAGATATTTCTCCGCAACAGCAACACCGTCGAGGCATGCCAGGAATTTAAGAACCGTTATCCGAACCACAACGCCGGGATTGCTCTTTATGGCGACGCAACAGGGAAATCCCGGTCGACGCAATCGAATATTACGAACTATCAGATTATCGAGGATGAGCTTAGGCTTTACAAAATAGAAAACCACGTCAGCACACATAATCCGGCAGAACGCGACCGGGTCAACGCGGTCAATGGGATGCTGTGTAATTCCAAAGGTGTCCGGCGCGTCCAGGTCAACCCGAACTGCAAGCATATCATCAGAGATTTTGAGCAAGTGTCTTTTAAAGAAGGGTCAACACAGATAGACAAATCAAAAGATTTGAATCTTACTCATCCGTCCGACGCTTTTGGGTATTTTGTCGAAGAGGAATTTTCTTTAGATAAACGGTTAATAACGGGGTTAAGAATTTAATGGGAAAAGGAATAAAAGGTTTTCAAAAAGGGCATCCTCAGTTTAATACTGGGCGAACCCATATATTAAATCATTTTCTAAATATCCTGAATTAAGATTTGAGAGAAATAACGGGTTGACTCTTTGTGAGGAGTGCCACAAGAGAACTGATAATTATGGTTCGAGGGCGCGAAAAGGAGTGGTATGTCATCAAAAATAAAAGAGCTAGTGGATAATCCTCATATTGTTCACCGTGCTTATAAGAATTTTTGGGACTTCTTGATGTTGAGTTACGAAGGCGGCATTGATTATTGTCAGGGCCAGCTTAACTGTTCCAGCCGTCAGAGTAATTATATTGAGGTCAAGGTCAACGGCAAGAAACTTGAGAACAAAATTGTCGGCGGGAACCTTTTTAAGCACAAAAAAGAGCGTGATGAAGATTACCTTGAGCGCATAAACATGAGTTATTATTACAATTTTTGCGCTCCAATCATAGATATCTACACGAACCATTTATTTAAAGAATCGGTGATGAATGATTGGGGGAATATCGAAACGGCTATTGATAACAGAAAAGATAACATTGACCATAAAGGATCCAGTATTGAAGAGTTCCGCAGGGACATGGCGGAGCAGGCGCAGGTTTATGGCCATATTTACGTATTGACGGACAAGCCGAAAACACAGGGTGAGATAGTTTCTTTGGCACAACAGCAGGAACAGGGATTATTTCCGTACTTAACAATTTTTCAGCCGCAAGACCTGATAAACTGGGCCGCAGACGAATTCGGTCAGCTCTATTGGATATTATTGCGCGAGTGCCGGACTGGGAATATCGACCCGATGAATTTTGATAAAGATAAGATGAGCATATTTCAATATCGGATTTGGACGCGGACAGAATGGATATTGTTCAACGCGGCATTTGAGGAAATTGAACGCGGGGCGCATGGGTTGGGGAAAGTGCCGCTGGATATTGTGTATAACAAGCCGTCGAAGAAACATAAGTCTTGTCTCGGGATCAGCGAGATCGCGGACATCGCTTTTATCGCTAGGGATGTGTATAATAAATGCTCGGAGTTGAATGAGATTATCCGTAATCAGACGTTCTCGGTGCTTTGCTTGCAGGGGAAATCGACGGAATATGATGAATTATCCGTCGGAACGAGTAAGGCATTATTGTATCCGCCGGAACGCAACCAGCCGAATTATATCAGTCCTGCGGCGGAGAACGCGTCAACGCTGATGACGCAGATTGACAAGCAAGTGCATAAAATGTTCCAGCTCGCCAAACTGGAGGGCGGCTCGGCGCAACAGGTCAGTCAAGTGGACAGTCAGTCCGGGGTGAGCAAGGCGTTTGATTTCCAAGAAACAAACAGCGCTTTGGCCAAGAAGGCCGGACACATGGAAGACGGCGAAATGCGGATATGGGATACATTCGCGCGGTGGGAAGGGCAGAAGGAATTTAATGGCAGTGTGTCCTACTCCCGCGATTTTAATATACAAGAATTGAACGACGAGCTTGATGAGGCGGAGAAAATGTTCCGTATCCAGTTCGGCAAAGAGTTCAACATCAAATTGAAAAAAGAACTCATCAAAAAGAAATTTCCTCGCGTGTCCGACGAGGATATGAATAAGATGATGAAGGAAGTTGAAATGAAGGAAGGGCAAGGGGAAGGGAACACGATCAGGGACAGACTCCCCGGTTTATTTAATCGTGGCACAAACATAAACGCCATACAGGGCGGAAAAAACGGGGGTAATGGAAATGGCAGATGAACCAAAAACACTAACAGAACCGAAAGCGTCGGAAGGTGAAACAAAATTTACTCAGACTGATGTTGACCGCATTGTCCAGGACAGGCTGAATCGGGATAGGCAGAAATACGCGGATTATGACGACCTGAAAAAGAAAGTCGACACTTACGAAAAACATCAACAGCAGTTGACCCAGGCCGAGCTTGAGAAAAAGCAGGAATACGACAAACTCAAAAAAGGATGGGAGGGAAAAGAAGAGCAGTATAAAATACAGCTTGATCAATCGCGTGCTCAGATACAGTCTGAGCGTATTGCCAATGCTTTGAACCAAGAGATTTTAAAAAAGAACGCTTACCCTGAAGCCGCGCAGTTGTTGAGGTCGATGACCAAGTACAACGAAGACGGCACAATCACGATTAAGGGCAAAGATGCCAATGGCATGGACACTGACCTTCTAATCGATAAAGGGGTTGAGCAGTTTCTTAAAGACCGTCCGTATCTTGTTAAAGGTTCTGGACAAGGCGGCGGCGGCACTGCAGGCGGTACGGGGCAGGGGGGGCAAGGCGCGAATGACGGCGACTTGGGCAAACAGTTACAAGACGCTATGGCGGTGGGCGATCGGAAAACGATCAATGAAATAAAGATGAAAATTAAAACGAAGCACGCCAGTGCGGCGATGGTTATTTGACGTGCGGAAAGAAAAACATGAACATTTTTAAAAGATTAAAATTCATCCGGCCGTTGTCAGCTTATTTGGCGAATGAGCATGGTTTTGCCAATGAAACGACTACGACCACAGTGACAGAAGCAATTCCAACAATCGTTGAAGCGGCCCTTTTGGAATTGGATGACGGTGATATTATACGTCCTTTGGTCCGTAATGTGCCGTTCCCTGGCCCCGGGGTTATCCATCAAACACCGTTTATTACCCGTTTAACTGCGGAGACGGACGATAATCTGGCCAACGCGGCACTTGATACGGGTGGTAGCGACGAGACTTCTCCGTCGGCGGCGACTGTCGGTTCTCATGGCGCTACAGTTTTGCTGAAAGACTTGGCGCAGTTGGGTTCAGTAAGTGACTTGGCCGTGGCGGCTGGGCAATTGATCGGACAATGTTTAGTTGTCCGTAGGGAAACAGACTTGGCAACGTTGTTCGCGTCGTTCACGCCAAACGTCGGCGCGGCAAACGTGGACATCACGGCGGCTGATCTTTATGCGGCTTATAATAGCCTGCGTCAAGGTCAGGCGACCTTCCCGTTTAATCTGGTTTTAACTCCAGGGCAGTTCTGGGGATCTGCGGGTATGATTACGTTGTTGCAGTTAGACGCGACCAACGGTATCCAGTCGCATGGGCTGGGAACCGTCGGCGAAGATATTGCCCGCAACGGATGGACTGGGCGTATCCTCGGGTTTGACGTTTATACCTCGACAAACGTCGCGGTCAGTTCCAACAACGCGTCAGGCGCGGCGTTCTCTCGCAATGCCATTAAGTACGTGGAGAAACGTGGGATCCTGATCGAAGTCGATCGTGTCATCGTCGGCGAAGTCGGTGACCAAATCACAGGAACCGGGCATTGGGGCGAGGCGATCCTTCGCAACAAGCACGGCGTTGAGATGCAGTTTAATGAGGAAACGTAATCGAGTAAATTGGGGGGAGGGAGGGCTTAACAGCTCTCCTTCCACACTCTACGGAGGTGAGTATGGAAGATTTGAGCAAATTGTCCAGGGCAGAATTGATCAACCGGTTATCAAAACAACAAACGTCTGTTGATGATGGAACAGTCAGATACACAGAACATGAATCAGAATTGGCGAAGGTCGACCGGATCGCGGCAGTGTCAAATCCCCACAGAATACCATTTCGGGAAATAAGCGACCACAAAAATATCATGCTTTACACCGTTATCAACAAACGTATTGGCCCATTACACCCGGATAACGCCAAACGGACAATGGAACGGTGGAAACGCGCGGGAGTGCAATTATACGTAACGAAACGTACCGACGAACAGGTCAAAGCGTGGCTTGAAAGCCCGGAAGGTATCCGGGAAATGGCAAGGCATAAAGCCTTGCGTGATCAGCGGCATAAACAATCCAGCAAAGGCAAGACTGAAAAGATGATGACCGAAATTGCAAGAGTAACCGCTGAAGCCGTCGCTGGTGTGAAGAAATGATAAAACAGGGTGCTGTTGGCATATACGCCGATAAGGATTTAAGGACGGCTCTTAAGAATATCAAGTGCCCGTTGCACCACACGCTAAAACCGTTCCTTGAACCGCATGAAGCGTATGAAATTGAGCCGGATCCTATGGCAAAGAACTTTACAAAGGACACGCTCAAACGTTTTGGGTTAAGGAACTGGAAATATAAGCGTGACCGTTTCGGGAACAAGATTCCGAACTTCAGAAATCATTTCCAGCCGGAAGTATCGGCATTGTATTTGCGGGAAAGGGTTTATTCGCCGGGGCATCCTGTTTGTGTGAAATGCAGGAGGTGTTTGCAATGAAAATAATTCGGCATATTGTCGGAAATGCTATTGTTAGAAATGCGGTTGAAAATAAAATAGTCCGCCATGTTCATTATCCGAAAATTTCAAGAGGCGATGGTATTCCATTCGCTGAAATTACGCCTGGATTTCAATTCGTGAGTGGCGATCCGTTTAAGTTTGTCAGCGATGATGATTTTGAATTAACAGGAGGGTAAAGGTGAAAAAAATATTCATAGGGTTATTGTTTTTGTTGACCCCTGTTATTTTATATGCCGCCGATTTAACCGACCAAACCGAAGATACATCCCCGACGAGTGATGATTTAATATATACAGTCAACGACCCCGCAGGAACTCCCGCCGATAGGAAAGTCACTCTTTCCAACGCCACAAAAGGACTTGCCGACGCCACAACGACCACAAAAGGCGTCGCTTCGTTTAATACCTCTCATTTTTCTGTTTCTTCTGGCGCGGTATCTTCGACGCTTGCTCCATCAGCGACAGCTTTAGCGGCTAATGGCGGGAATTGTTCCGCTGGGAACGCCCCGCTTGGAGTGGATGCTTCGGGTGCTATTGAATCTTGTTTTGATGTGTGGACGGAAGCTGAAAATACAGCGGCAGGGTATACTTCAAATACTGGTGATATTGAGGGGGTAACTGCCGGAGCAGGACTCGGAGGTGGTGGGACTTCTGGAACAGTGTCATTAAATACTGATTCTTCTGAAGCCGCTTTTCTTGCCTCTGGCGCATTGACTTGCGGTGCGGGGACAGCCGGAAAAGTGCAGGTTCATACCACGCCGTTACAATATTGTGATAACACGGCAACCCCGGCTTTACAATATGCCGCTTATGGTTCTTCTACTGGTGTGGCAACATCAGCCACAGCCCTTGCCGCCGACCCCGCCGACTGCGGGGCCAATACCTTTGCCACAACTATAGCGGCCAGCGGAGCGTTGACATGCGCTTCGATAGGTGACGCTGACGTGCCTAATACAATCACGATAGATAATGCCACAACAGCGGCCAATCTTGGGGCCGACGGCGTGGACGCTTTGACCGAGATTGCCCAAGGCATTAAGACGGCGGCCAACGATACATCGCCTTTAGTCATCGGCACGGCAGGAGCGAACGGCGAAATTGCCAAGTGGAACACGGACGGGACGTTGACGGATTCCAATGTAATTATCGGTACTGTTACTGACGGCAAGTGGTGTTCATACGCATCTTCCGGAACTCTATTGAGCTGTACTCAGGATGCTCCTGCCGGTTCAGGTGATATTACCGATGTTTTCTCTTGTGCTTCCGGCGACTGTGCTTCAATCACAATGGCGGCGACGGATTTGTTGGATATGTCCGGCACGGATGCTTCTACGGCAACAGAAGGATTGATTTTACCGCAACACGCCACAGCCTGCGCCGGAGGAACGGCAGAAGGGCAAGTGTGTTGGGAAGCGGACGCCAATATTCTGCACATGGGTGACGGAGCGACATTGGTGGATTTCGTCCCTACGTCAGCTTTTAGTAGTGAAGCCACAGTATCAACCACAGGTGCGGTGACGTTGGCTGATTCCGTAACCGTCACCGGCTGGGTTCTTGGCACTTCATCGGCGACTCAATTAACTTCTCCAACGGTTCTTATTGACTTGCTCGATGGTGTTGGTGCCGTTGATATGGATTACGGTTCGGCGGATATTACCGACCACACGTTTATCGCTGACGGCACGACTGACGGAGATTTTGTTGTCCCGAACACGTCAATAGGGGCGGCGGAGATCGTTCTCGATGATATTACCCATAGTCAAATCGCCGACGCCGACCAGATGGATACGAAATGTTTGTGGTTCGAAGACCCTGCGGCGGCTGATGATTTTAACAGCATTTGGTTCAATGGTACCGGTAACGATTTTCAGGTAACGGAAATATGGGCGGAATCCGACCAGACAGTCACGTTCATGCTACAGTTAGACGATGGCACCCCGGCGGATTGTGATACCGTCGACCTGGCCCCGGCGGCAGGTACGGCGGAAGATACTTCACTCGACGGGGACTGTCTTGTAGCCGCGGGAGAACGGCTGGATCTGGCCGTGACCTCTGTCGCAAGCACGCCGACATGGGTTTCAATATGTTTTACCGGGAACTGGGTAGACTAAAGGAGGCTTTATGCGTATTGCATTACTTGCGTTTTATAGCATTTTAGTCATGGCTTCAATGGCTATGGCGGAAGTTGTCCAAATCGACTCTTCTTCCTGGACACAAGACCAGAAAAACGGCACAACTACGTCCTGTCTGCGTTTGCTTTACGCAGCGGGGATAACTCACGGCAAGGTCACTGTTACTTTGCCGAACATTGATGTCGCCAACCCATCGGCGGCGATTGGTGGAGTCTTAACACAATCAGCCATCGAAGCGGAATATCAGAAGTGGATGGACGAGGTCAACGCGGCCAATCTAATTGAACAGCAGAAAATCAACGCCATGCAGACGGAAATGGCGGCGCATGACATGAAAAAAATCACGCTTGCCGATATAGACACCCGTATTGACAGCATATCAAATTTGACGCAGGCTAAGGCGTTTATAAAGAAACTCACCCATTACCTCTGGGCGAAAGGATACTTTGAGAACGATTAGTCTTTTACTGTTCCTGCTGTTCCTTACCTCACCGGCGTACGCCTCCAAGCAGGTCGTCATAAACCGGTGTAACACGAACATGACGAACTCTGCCACGACTTACACGCCGCCGATGGAAGGCGGAGGAACTGCGGCCTATTGCAATTATTATTCGACTATTGCTCCTGGAGAAGGTATCTGGCCGACCGGAGGGACATTCAGCGATTTATGTGTTGAATTGACAGGGGCCCCTGGGACGAGCAAAAGCTACCAGTTCACGATTTACGTCAACGGGTCATCAACGGCGCAGACTGTCACGGTTTCAGGAGCAGACACGATTGAATGTACAGCAGGGGCCGCCGCTTCCGTTTCCGCCGGACAGCCTGTTTCTGTGGAAATAATCCCTTCGGGCACGCCGACAGCCGTTTCGCCTAGAATTTCGTATGTGTTTAATAGCACAACAGCTGGTGAGAGCGTATTTGTGGTGGCGCAGGGTTCGACCAATATGAATGCTCTTCAAAATAACCGTAGGACTCCGATACCTAACGGCGGGTCGGATTGGCAGATAAATGATGACCGCAGGTTTACGGCCTCGACTTCAGGGACGTTAAAAAATATGTATTGCCGTATCGGAGCAGACCCGGACAACGGGGCGGGGGTCGATGACTATACATTGACCATCAGAGAAAACGGAGCGAACGCCGCTATAACAACAACCATTGCCGATGGTGCGACGACGAATAGTGATACATCTAACACTATCGCCGTAGCCGCAGGGGATACGTATGCTCTAAACCAGGTGTCTTCAGGTTCCCCTACCGCGACGACAGGGGGGTGTGGGCTGGTATTTTTAGCGGATACTCCCGGGGAATGGATTATCCCTTCCGGGTTCGCTAGCAGTTCAACAGCGACTGTATACGGGTCGATGAATTACGGGACAAACAATAGTACGGCTTCCAGCAGAGACGGATTAGCTTCTATAGGGTTCACAGTAACGAATATCTACGTCACTTTGGCCTCAGCGACGGACGCCGACGGCACCTTGGCTTTTGACCTGTTTGAAGAGAACACGACGGGGATGGCTACGACATGCACGGTTGGGATAGCTTCTTCAACGTGTAATGGAACCGACGACAGCACGGTAACGGCTCTAAACACTTATGAAATGCGGTCAATCCCAGCGACGACTCCTGGCGGATTACAATCATGGATAGGATTGACGGGGTTTATATCAGAAGCCGCGCCTGGAGCCAGACGCGTAATCATGGTGAACTGAATGAAGAATTTGCTTTCCGACATATTCTCTAACTACAAATGCCGACGAAACGAGATGGTTTCCGCACCACAAACGGCGGAACATCCTAACGGTGATTTTATCGTCAACACGCATTTGGCCGGTAAATTTTATCTTCAGTACGTCGCCCTAATGAACATCGCCGAAGCGGCAGGATACACGTCCCAGGAGATGATTAAACGGATTATCGAACGGGGGATAACGAACGAGTTTACGATGTGGAGAGACGCCGCGTCATCGGGCCGGATTCAACGGGTGATTGGAAATGACTGAACAAGAAATCTTTTGGGCTGAAGAATGGTTTTACTTATAAGAAAAAAGAAATGCAGGATATGCAGGAAAACATTGTCCAGGCACAATACCGGCGTCCAATGTTTTGCTCACACATATTTAGACCACGAAACGGTAAACGGGATCAGGGATTGGCTTGGGTTAGCGAGGAAACGAAATGATCATGATTAGCGAAGGGTTAAAGGTAAATCTTTCCACAAAACACGAAACAAAAACTAAAACATTTTATATCGGGTTTCACGACGGGCAAAAACATGGAGAAGAACCACAAACGCAGTATGAACCCGGGCCGTTGATTAAGACTGACATATCCCATCACCAGGCCACGGAGATTGTCAATTATCTGTACAGAGAACTGAAAGAAATCGCAAACCAGGAGGAAATCATTAAGACCGTGGATAAACCTAACAAAGGCTTTTGGCCATGACTAACGAACATTGGGACGGGAACCCACGCAGACAATCCGACGTTGAATTGATGGATATTAAGATAGCCTTGTCCGGTATAAACCAAAGCCTCAAGAGCATTGAGGAAACGCAGGACAGACATGACTCGCTTTTATACGGCAAGAACGGCACTGAAGGGGGATTGATTATTGCCTTGGATAGATTGACGCAACACAAGAAACGGCACGACACGAATATTATTATCGTCTACACGGCCATTGTTGGGTTATTTTTAAAAGAAGTTTGGAGGGTGTTGTTTAACAGATGAAAAAGAAACCTTTTGAAATCCAGAAATGGATGTGGCTGATTGGCGTGCCTTCTTTGGTCGGCGTGATTATCTTATTCTCCCGT